GTCTTGAGGAAAATTTTCTTTAGATTTTAAAATTTCTTCTCTGCATCTAAATAAAGCTTGATAAGATTCTTTAATTAAGGGATCTTTACCAAACTCATCCATCATATCTTTACCAATCATCTCAACCAAAGCAATAACAGTTGTCATTCTGCCATCTATATCTTTTATTTTTTGAATGTCTTTTGCTGTCATTGTTGATTCATTTTTCTGTCTAATATTATAACCATCTAACCAGTTTTTTACATTAATTAGTTTTTTATTAAACTCTGGGTACATTTCCCAATCTCTTATTTCTTCTATATTTCGCCCGCAGCCTTGACACCTTTCGTCAAAGGGGGCCATAGACGTTGAACAACGTCCAGTACAGGGTGAGTTAGCCAGGCTAATACTCATGTGTAAACCAGTATTCATATATATACCTCGGTTTACTCAAATTCTACATCAAGAATCACGCTAAAGGTAGCTTTTTGTAGATTTTATTTTTAAACAAAAAAAGGGAGCCGAAGCTCCCTTTACCAAAAAAATTTGGATTATATACCTTCAGAAGCGTAAACAGCTCTCCAGTTAGAAAATCCAAATGAGTATCTTTCTCTAGCTTTGTAACGCATGTTACCAGTATCGAAATCGCCTTCTAAGGCTGTAGTCATTGGACTTCTTTGGAAGTGTTTAAATCCATCAGGACAGTCTGTTTTTAAGAACCAAGCATCTGTATCAGTTAGATAATGGTTAACAACATATCCTTGAGGAATCATACCCATATTCTTAACAGCATTTACGTCATTGTCAGACGAACCTGGACGGCCATTGCTTTGCAATAGTCTGTCAGCAACGAATTGTAATGCTGGTGGAATAATTAACTTTTGCGCTTGAAGAGCAATTGTCAAATTTCTGTCATCAACTAAAGTTGAAACATTAATAAGAGCATCTTCTAATGAAGTCTCATTCAAGTCGGCATAAGTTGAAGGTCTGTTACTGGAAGTTCCACCGCCACCGAGAGGGTGAGCGTTAGAAACGAGAGGTTGCCCATCTCCACCAGTAAAGCTACTATCGAACGCATTGTTCAATGTTGCAGCAGCTTTAACCTGTTTGGTATTCGCCATAGATCTAGCCAAGGCTTTTGTATACCTTGAACCAAGTCTATCGTAAAGATTATCTTCAACTGCTTCTTCTGTAAGTGCAAAAGCTAAAGCAACAGTTTCGTGGCTGTAACGAGAAGTATAACCTTCAGTAGCGCTATCAAACGATACCCCAGCTCCTTCTTGTTTTGTTTGGGCATTCCCAAAGCCAACGATCATTACTTCTTCTTCAAACGCTCTGTCGGAAGACTCAGTTTCGTAAATTTCTTCGTGTTCAGAATCATAACGAGCATATTCCATCCCAAAAAGGGCATTCAATCCTGGTTCTAATTCTTTCGCTAATTGAGCTCTATTTATAGCCATGATTTACTCCTATTATGCTAGACCTGCGCCTTTTTGACCGCAGATATGATTTTGAATAACAACTAAAACATTTGTGTTCGCCGAAGCAATATCTGAATTATCAGGATCTTCTGATATATCAATTGCTTTAATCGGTAACCCAGCTGTTGTAGCACCCGTTGTGACGTCTAATTCCGCACCTGAAAGTCCTGACTGAGTGCTTGAACTGTTTGTATAAACAATATCAAAATTTCCGAATAGATCAGCTATTGGGAAAGTGTCATCAGCTTGGATTTCAAATACAACATTAGGATCGTCCACTATAAAAGCGATAATATCCGAAGCATTTGTGCTTGCTGGATAATATGCGCTAAATACTTGCTCGCCCGAAGTAGGATCGGTGTACTGACATCCCATAAAAACTCCCACAATAGGAACAGTTCCGCCGTCAGCGTGTATTTCTACAGTACCACCAGTAACTTGCATTACCATGTCTCCTGTATAAATAGCTGTTCCGTAATTTGCAGCAATTCTATAGCGACTAGTACCACCAGTCCAAGGTGAGCCACCCATCATTTTGACAGGTCTCATACCAAATGAAGCATCTTTATTTGCCATTTTATTTACCTTTAATTAAAAATTACGTTTAGTGAGAAAAAAAATTAACTTCTTTTACCACCGCCAAAAGTTACGCTTGAGGTTCTCTGAGGTTTTAACATCGGAGAACTTGGATCAGATTCCTTCATCAAATCATTATCAATCGCATCTTGTTGCGATTTTGCACGGTCAGCAAAGTAGGCGTTTCTTTCTTCGCGCGTTTCATTTGGAATCTTAGCCAAAAGCAAACCACCCACGGATACAACACCAGCGTGCTTTCCATCATCAATCGAGGGAAGTTCAAAGTCTCCAATCTCTTCGATTCGCACTAGGTCGAAACCTTCGCGCAATCTAGACATTACATTCTTTTTATCCTCTTGACCGACAACTTCGGCTCTTATCCACCTGTAAGTATAACCTTCAGGTGATGGTGGTGTCTCCAACATAGATGGGGGACGCCAGGGTTTGCGAGCAGTATCTTTAGCTCGGGTTTCAGCAGAGCGCGGAGCTCTGTTATTTGTTTTTTTATCTTCAGTCATATTGATTACCTTTTAATATGCTTTGCGTATTCTTGAACTGGTACATTTAAACGACGAGCCATTTCGACTTCACTTTTAGTTAGTCTGACTCCTCGTTTTTTACCAGAACTGCTTGATCTTCCAGCGGGTGCAACTGTTTGTTGCATTTTTGCTTGACTCTTAGCTTGTCCACCATCGCTAAACTTATGTGGAAACTCTGTTCTAATACGTTTATCTATCTCATCATAGTACATTGTGTCGGAAGGATCAAACCCTTCTTCTTCAATTAATTTTTGATGAATGTTAAAAGCGGCTAAAGTCATTATTTCGTCTTGACCAAACCACTCGTTTTTTTGTGCCCAATTCTCTGCTTCAGGGTCTGCCTGTGCAGGTGGAGCTTGAACTTGTTGTTGAAATGCTTGCTCTTGTGGAACATTTTGAACCACAGGCTCTCTTTCGATTTGCATTCTGTTATTGGCTAACTTACTTTCTTCAACAGTAATCTTGTCAAGAATTTCTTGGGCTTTTGTTACTTTGTCCCAGTCTTGTTCTTGATAAGCGCCTTTTAAAACTGTATTGGCTTGAGCTCTTTGAGATTTTAATCTGTTTTCAGCTTCACCATAATAGCTTTGATTTAATTGAGACGTGTTGGTTTTTAAATTTTCATTTTCAGCTTGTAAGTTTTTTGCATACTCGTAAGCAGATTGAGCTGCACGCTCTTGCTCACGCATTTTTTTAGTTAAAGTAGCAATACGTTTTTGAACACCTTTTGAATAGTTTTCTAGTTCATCTTGCTCTTCATCCTTTACTGTTTCTTCTTCAGAAACATCTTCAACTGCGTCATCTGCTTCCTTTTGTTCCTCTTCAGAAACTTCAAGCTCTACAAATTCGCCTTCTTCAATCTGCTCCTCTGGGGCTTGATTGTTTTCTTCTTCTAGCATGAGTCCTCCTCACGTTTACAGCGTGACAATATCATCGGGATCTTGAATCGTCGCGATAACCTCGTCATCGTTAATAATACGGCATTCTGCATCATCGCCTAACTTAAAGCGAGCTCCAGCATACCGACCAATTAGCACCCATTGCTTCTCTTCACACCAAGGTGTGTCTCCAAACTTGTCTTTGTCTTTATAACAGAGTGGACCCATTTTTATAACATAGGCCACAACTGAGGCCAAAGCCTCTCTATCTACAGATTCTTTTGTTAAAACAATTCCACCCTTAGAAACACCTCTGCCCCTGTAAGGAAGAATTAACATGCGCCATCCAGAAGGATTGGGCATTCTTTCAATAAGAGTTTTGTCTACTAAAGTAGGATCAAGCACTCTTTGTTCTGCGCTGACAAAAGCTTTGTCAACTTCAGAATCGCTTTCTTGTTTTTTGTTTTCAGCTACGTCTTTGTCTTTTTCTAATTCAGCAGCTATATGGTCAGGAACCAGCACCTTGTTCTTCGTCATTTTGTTCTATCCTCTCTAGCAACTCCCTAAGTTCTTCTTCTACGTCAACGAGGGAATTGTAACGCCCACGTAGATATTGATAATCTTCAAAAGATTGCACCCCATTGAGTATCTGACTCTGGGTGTCTTCTTTCTTCTCCTTTAGCCGCTTTTGTAATTGGTCAGCTACCCAAATGGTTGACATTAATAAATGCCAGAAAACTTACCGCCGAACTCGGCCGCTCCCATACCCCTAGCTTTGCCCTTGCCCATTCCAGGTTTAGAGCTAGCATCTGCTGTAAAAGTTCCTGTCTTTGATTTAGACGGAACAGATCCTTTGTTGCCGTATGAAAGTTTGTTTTTTGTTACTTTAATATTTTTAGCCATTGTTTTATCCAAATTGATCGAACTGTTTTAATCCAATATCAATTAATTTTAGTTCTTTTTGTTGGTCAAGTCTATCTTGAGTTGTTTCGTCCTTCATTCTAGCAATATCTCGCTGAGCGTCAATACGTTCTCGATCTATTTGGTCTTGTCGATTTTGTTCTTGAGCACGCATTTCTTCTTTCATTTGAAACTGTTCTTTGTCTTGTTGCAACTCTTGACCTTTAAGTGCTAGTTCTTGTTTTCTAATTGCAACCAACGGATCTTCTTGCGGCGGAGTTGCTACTTGTTGGGCAAACTGAGTCATCAAGTCCGTCATTATAGGCGAGCTAAATTGAGCCAATATATCGTTGGCTTGTTGATTAAGCGCCGCCGCGTCAACAGGTGTGGATTGTTGGGCTTGTTGCTGCAATTGTTGATATTGTTGCAAAGCCTCGGGCGGCATCTGTTGTTGCGCGATCAAATCAGCTTTCATTTGTAAGTGCTGCATGATGTGCGAATGTATATTGGCTTGAACTTGAGCGTTCATTTGAACTGGTTGCATGTTTAACAAGTTAACGTGAGATGCAATATGTGCATCATGGTTTTGTTGAATAAATGCTTGCGCCGTTCCGCCCATTAACAAGGTGCTATTTTCCATTCCAGACTCTATCGGTTTAGGTTGAGTGTCTGGTGGTGGGGTTAATAAAGAATCAATATTGTCAGTTCCTAACGCAGCATACATTCTGCGATAAGCTTCGTGAATACCATTTGGTCCATGAATTTGCGGGTTGGATTGTACCAACTGCATCATTTCTTGAGCCATTACAATTCTTTGGCTGGTAGAAAATATATCTGGATTAGAAACAGGGAATACATCTACCCTTTCGTCAAAGTCAGCTTGCTTGATTTCCATTTGACCGCCAGAAACGGAATATGGATAAACAGGCGGTAAACTTTTTGCAAAGATTTTAGCCAATAAATTAAATTCTTTCTTTTGACCTGTATGCAATCGTTTATGAATTGCAGATAAAACCTTGGTTGATTTTTCTAACAAGGCAATTGTAGTTCCTACAGGTGCTTGCGAGTTGCCTTCGCCTATATTTATTTCTGCAATAGATGCAAACCTTTGGCCGCTTTGAACCAATAACCCTAATAATTGCAATAACGTTCCGCTTGGTTCTTTAAATGGCAAAGGTTGAATTGCATCACGTAAAGATCCTGCGGGGGCATCCACGTCTCTAAACTCTCCTGGTTGAATTGGAGAATCTTCATCTCTAATTCTTATACCCCTAGTTTTAAAACCTGCGGGTAAATTAGCTAAAGTTCCAGCATCAATTAATTGTCTAACAATTGAAGTTGAGGCTTTAGATAAACCACCAATCATATGAGTTAAACCAAAGCCATAAAATCCTAGACCTGGCAAGAATTTAAAGTGCACGAAAAACTCAATTTTATTTTTCATCGGATCTTCTTCTTCAAAGTTCCTGCGAATAGATAAAATGTTTTCGCTGTTGTTATCAATCGTTACAATATATGGCAGTTTTACTTCTGTAAATTCGCCATTTTCATCAGTATCTTCAAACCCTTCAAGATCTAAATTACAATGAATTTCATACAAATGACAAACTTCGCCTGTATCGTAAGATGGCTCAACGCCACTTAACTTTTCTTTTTCAGAATCTACATCAGAACTATTGGTTAAATCATTGCCACCCTCTACTTTAACGTTTCTGTAAAAACCAATTGCTTGAAGTTTCTTAACTTCGTTTTCTGGCATTTTAATTAAGTGAGTAATTCTTGGGCAAGATTCTAAATCGGTTGCGTAGTAAGGAACAATTAAATCTTCGGGTGCAACAAATTTAGAAACAGCTCTTTGTAAAGTTTCATCGTAATAAACTTTCTTAAAAGCAGAACCTGCCAACGGCAAATAAAACAACATTTGATCCAAGTCTTCGTCGTACTCTTCCATTACATGAGTAATTTGATAGTTCATAAACTCACGTACACGTTGAGCCTGTTCTTCTATTGCTGAATTGTATTCGCCAACAACTTGAGTTTTGACTGGGCCTTGAGCTGGAAGTAATTCTTTATAAGCTTGCGCTTGAAATTGAGTAACGCTTTCTCCAAGCAACGGATGAATAACGCCACTTGCGCCCTCAAAAGGCTCAGACCTAGCATCATCAAATTTCATACCTAAATATTTCAAGCCATCGGTATAAGTTTTTTCCCAATCTTCTCTAGCTGATTTGTCGTTCTCAACCGCGGCAGTTAATTCAATATAAATTTTATCGAGCTCGGAATCAGAAACAACTTCGGCTAAGTTTTCGCTAAAGCCAACGTCTTCCATTTCTTCTTCGCCACCCAAAATAACTGAACCGTCCTCTTGATACTGAACCCCTTCTTCATCATCCAAACTGTTCAATACCTCAATAATTTCTTGGTCGATTGATTCATCTGTTTGTTGCTCAGTAGTCATATCTTGCATGTCTTCAACTTCTTGAGCTGGATCGGGTGTTTGTCTTTCTATTGCCATTAGTAATAAACTCTCTGTCTAGGTTCGCTTTCTTCGTCTTCGTAATCACTATCTAAAGAAACAAAACCGCCTTCGCGGAATCGCATCAACGCTTGAGTCATAGTATCACATAAATCATCGTGAGCTCCAAACGGAAATGACGCACATTCTTCAATCATATCTTCGGCAAAGGCTCGGTTAGGAGCATACACCATACCAGACTCAAAGATGGGAGCAACTGAGTGCATTCTTGTTGTTTTATCATGGCCTCGAGTCGGCGAGTAATTAACTACAGGTATGCCCATTCGTCTGAGCTCATGGGTGAGCGGCGTACCGCTTGCCTTGGCTTCAATTAAAACCATATCGGTTTCCCAGTATTGATACTCGCGCATGGCTATTTCTTTAAGTTCGGGAAAATCCCATCTGCCTTTTTGACAATCTAATAACATAACGCAATCGGGCGAATCTTCGCTGGGTCTAAAAACACCCCAAGTTGAGATAGCAGAAAAGTCGGCACTTTCTTTTTTAGAAAACGCCGTATCATAAGACTGCATAATATATTGAACGGATGGTAAAGAATCATGCGGCCAGCGTTCCCACCAGTCGCGCTTGATAATTGAGCCCTCTTCAGCGGTCGGCGTTTGCATCCATTGAGCATTCCACTTCATTCCAGGTAAAGACGCTTTGACTTTTTGCAATTCATCCAAAGCCCAATACTCGGGCCAAAGAGGTTTTTCTGTATCGGGGAAAATTGCAGGAAACTCTATCACTTCCCATTGGTCCGCTAAAGGTTCTTTTTGCGCGTCTAGTAATTTAGCGGTTAAGTCAATCGAAGACCAGCGCGTCATCACTATTACAATCGCACCTTTAGGCTGTAAACGCTGGCGAGGTCCAGAGGTGTACCACTCGTAGGCAGACTCTAAGGCAGTCGGCGAAAGTGCATCCTGTTCAGAATGCGGATCGTCGATGATTAACAGATCCGCACCCCGCCCAGTTACAGCTCCACCCACACCTGCTGCAAAGTATTCGCCACCTTTATTCGTTTCCCAACGTCCTGCTGATTTGTTATCAGCCTGCAAACTGACGTCGGGAAAAACTTGTTTGTATTCTTTTTGATCCATTAAGTTACGCACTTTACGACCGAACCTAACGGCGAGTTCACCCGTATGGGTCGTCTCCATTATTTTCATTTTAGGTTTGAGTCCCATCACCCAAGACGGAAAGAAGGTTGAAGCAAACTCAGACTTGGTATGTCGAGGTGGCATGTTAACAATCAAACGATTAATCTCGCCTCTAGCAACCTGCTCTAGCTTTTCAGCAAATATCTGATGATGGCGACCGCAGACAAACTCTGGCCACATGTGATTGACGTAACTCAAAAAAGATTCTTGACACTCATCTTGCGTTGAGTAACCGTCTTGCTTTTCTAAAAGCAGCAGGGCTTCTTTGAGTTCAGCCTCTGTAAGTTTGGAAAAATCCATTTATTTACTTTGGTATATTTTTCTAATTTTTTCTTCTAATTCATTCAATTGTTGTTGAAATCTTTTACCGCTTTTAATTGCAGCATTCATCATATAGTTACCTTGAGCGCTATCTTTTGGATCGTACTTAGATGATAGGTCTTGCCCTCTTTTATAATTTTGCTCTTGTTTTTTAATTAATTCTTTTAGCTTGTTTCTTTTAGCAAAAAGCGGTTTAAGCAACATTTTATTGGGCGTGGTAATTACTGTTAATTTTTTTCTTGGGTCAAGAATATTCATTGCAAACTTGTCTATTGGATTAGGTTTATACCTTTCCATTATCGGATTGAATGGTTCAATAGTACCCAAATCGAAAGTACCTGGGGGAGCCTCAGTTACAGGTGCTGATTGATTCAACATCTGTAAAAGATTTTCTATATTGGTTGGCTCGTTGGCCATCGTTAGCTAAGTTGGGCCAGCTCTGCGTCGATACCGCCTTGTTCCATACTGCCTTGCATTGTCTCCATTACAGCTTGAAACAAAGCCTCAATATCTCCATCATCCAAACCAGCCTGTTTTAGCAATTCAATTACCTCGGCTTCAGATGCGCCAGCTTGAATCATCTCTATAACCATTTGTACGTATTGATCTAACGCTTGCATTTCTGGTTGCATGCCTTGGACTTCCATCAAGCTTGCTTCGATTTCATCTCCGCTTGGAGCCATCATTTCAGTTTCTTCCATCATCATTTCGCCTCCTTCGGCTTTAAGTTGAACTCCTCGTCCTTTTAATATATCTGCTTGAGTTACTTTACCATCGCCTGTTAGGTCGGGGAAGTCGCCGCCGCCTGCTAGTTGAGGCATCCCA